ACAGATAGATCAACACTAGAAAACAGGTTGACTGATTTGTCTGGTGATGCACGAGAGTTTGTAACTGCGTATACAAGATATAGTGCATTGCGTACTTACTTGAATACCTTTGTAGAGGGAATGAAAAATAATGTTGACGAGGATAATTTTATCCATCCAGAGTTCATGCAGTGTATTACGGCGACGGGTCGTCTTTCGTCTCGCAATCCTAACTTTCAGAATATGCCACGTGGAAATACCTTCGCTATACGGAAGGTGGTCGAGAGCCGTTTTCCGAATGGTCTTATACTTGAGGGGGATTACTCGCAACTAGAATTTCGTGTGGCTGGATTCTTATCTAAGGATAGTCAGGCGTACTTAGATGTAAAGGATGGCACAGATGTTCATAGCTATACTGCAAGTGTTATCGGATGCTCACGTCAAGAAGCAAAGGCCCATACGTTCAAGCCCTTGTATGGTGGTGTCACGGGAACTGAATCGCAGCAGAAATACTACAGGGCGTTCAAGTATAAGTATGAGGGCGTTACTGAATGGCATAAAGAACTGCAGAAGGAAGCTGTCAGGGAAAAGATGATTACCCTGCCTAGTGGTAGACAGTATGCGTTTCCCGGTGTTAGGTGGACAGAGTGGGGAACAGCAACTAACCGCACTGCTATCTGTAATTATCCTGTGCAGGGATTTGCTACTGCAGACCTATTACCTGCTGCTCTCGTTCGTTTGAACAGGATGATGAAGACAAGAGAAATGAAGTCTGTAATATGTAACACGGTGCATGATTCTATTGTTCTTGATGTGCATCCAGATGAAAAAGAGGGCTGTATCAATCTGTTGGCCTATGCTATGCAATCGTTACCTGAAGAGACTTTGAACAGGTATGGTGTGGAGTATGATATGCCTGTTGGTATAGAATTAAAAATAGGTAAGAATTGGCTTGACTTGGAAGAGGTAGAACTGTAAAATACATTTTGTAACCCTTATGCAAAGGAGCATTAAAATAATGGAACAGGGAACAGAAATAGCAAATGTAGATAATATGGATGCAATCGTATCAGCATTTAACAACGATGATATGGAAGCGTTTATGGAAGCAAGCGGACAGGGCGGTAATACAAATCGTCAAGTTGGTTTGCCTCGTCTTAATATTAATTATGATGCAGAGACAGAGGAAGGGCAGACCTTACCTCGTGGTGCATGGAAGATGTATCTAGATGGTAAGTTTATATACGCTGAGAAGGTAAGTGTTCGTTTCATCCTACGCATGTTTGAGTATAGCTTGTGGGATCAAGAGACAGGAACGTTTGCTTCTAAGTCTGTGCAAAATCCTACTTTCTCTGGTATGTTTCCAGACACAGTTGGTGGCAACAAGTGTGGTCGCTTAACTCGTGAAGAAGAAAACAATCTGGATAAAGATGATCCAAGATATCTTGCGTCTCGTGCTGTAGTTTGTAATCAGGTAATCTATGGTAAGATAAGTGGTGACTTTAAGGATGCAGCAGGTAATGCTGTAGTAATTTCTGATCAACCAGTTGTTGCTTACTTCAAGAGGTCTGGGTTCAAACCCATTGGTGATTTCATTAATGGTTTGGCAAAACAAAAGAAACTCATGCAGAAGTGTGAAGTAACTTTGACCACTCACCGCCACAAGAATGGTAGTGTAACTTTTTGGACTCCTGTACCTACTCTTGCTAAAGAAGTAGACATATCTCAGGAAGATAAAGATCTCATGGCTACATTTGTTGATACTGTTAAGGGTCACAATGAAAGTGTAATGAACCAGCATCGGGAAGCTGTAAAGCTTATCGCTGACGACGATGATATCGATCTAGCAGCGGATTTTGTCGATGCTAACGCTGCTTAAAATACAGGACTATATGTCGAAGGCTCTCAGGGGGGAAACTACTGTCTCCCCTGAGACTATTTCTGCCTTTCAACAAGAGTGTAAAGATTCTGTAGTCAAACAACTTAGCACTGAACGCGGTGACTATCGTATTCGTATGTCCGGTTTGGGTCGTCCCTTATGCCAACAGGTTCTTGATAAACAAGGCATCAAAGAGGAGATGGAATACAATACCCTGTTTAGGTTTATGTTTGGTGACCTAACTGAATCCATACTCATGGCAATTATGAAAGAGGCAGGAGTTGAGATTGTAGACTATCAACGCCCTGTTGAATTAACTATAGCTGGTCAGCTTGTTAGAGGCACACTAGATGTTATTATAAAAGATGAAATGGGGGTAGACAAAGTATGGGATGTGAAGTCAGCAAGTGACTGGTCTTTTAATTATAAGTTTACGGGCTTGGGTGGCTATGACAAGCTAAAGTCAGACGATCCTTTTGGTTACCTTATGCAAGGGTTCTTGTACTCCGAAGCAACAGGCATGCCATTTGGTGGTTGGATAGTTGTTAATAAATCAAATGGGCAAGTTGCTATAGTAGATGTACCTGACTGGTGCCAAGATGACAAAGAAGAATATTTGAAGGATGCAGCAAAGCGAATACACTTCCTTGCTAATCCTGACTTAAAACCATTTAAACCATTTAAAGCTGTTGCAGAAACATACAAAAAGAGCGGTGAAGAAACTGAAACAGGAAACAAGTTAGTCCCTCGTGAATGCACCATGTGTGGGTACAGATATCATTGCTGGCCTGATGCTATTTTACATGATCGTGTTACATCCAAAGCAAAGTTTCCACCGCAAGTGTGGTACTCTTCCTTGAAGAAAAAGGAGTTGTAATGCCCTTTCTTTTTGTAAAGAATTACGATGTGGAGTTGATGCAGATGAACAAGAACCTGTATCACATGTATGTTGAGTCAGCTAAAAAGAGTGGTGGAGAAAGACGTATATGTCAAATACGTTTGAATGATAACGGCTTACCATTGACCTTAGTTGAAAACTACAGCTTAGACGGATCTCTTACTTCTGAAACAGAAACACGAGATATTAAGACTGTAGAATTGGAATTACAAAAGATAGGTAGAACTTCTCACTCTGGGGGATATGTATGTGTGCCTATGCACCCTTTAACAACGGAACTCACCAATATAGAAAGACTATCACCAAAACTGGCAAGCTACCTAGTAAAGAGAATGGCATCAGTGGGGATAGAGTTTTGAAAAAAGCAGGTTATAGATCTCAATTTGAATTAGGTTTGGCTAGAGCACTAACTAAAAATGGTGTAAAGTTTGAGTATGAAACAATAAAGTTTCAGTACATACCACAGCCGCGCAACTATACACCCGATTTTTATTTATCGGATAGTGATGTGTATGTCGAAGCAAAAGGTCATCTTACAAAAGATGATCGTGTGAAAATGATACTCGTAAAGAAACAACATCCAGACAAAGATATACGTTTTGTTTTTGTCAGGGCGAATAATAAAATTTACAAGGGTAGCAAAACAACGTATGCTTCTTGGTGTGAACGGCATGGCTTTCAGTGGGCTGAAGGTTCAATCCCTACAGATTGGTGTAAGAAATGAGTGATATCGATGAAGTAGAAAAGTCTATGGAAATAATATCTTTGCTTCCTGACAGGTATTACATCATACTACGTCCCACAGAGGACAATGAATTTACTCTGTCTGCCTATGATACAACAGGTAACAAGTATGAAAAAGATGAGGATTACAATCCTGCTATGGTGATGCACGAGGGAGCAGTTGATCTTATAAGAAGTCACACAGATGATGTGTATGACAATGGATTAGCCACTATTCAGTTTCGCATAACAGGGCAAGAGATCATCGAAGAAGAAGAAATAGACGATGATAATGTAGTCAAGCTTGTTAGGGATAATGTAGTTAGAGTAGACTTTGGAAAGAAACAATGAGCAGATATGAACAGTATATGGTACGTAGACTTAAAGAAGAAGAAAAAGAACGTGCAGGTAAAGAAGCATATGGTAATTTAGATGTCGTCAATAATCCGGCACACTACAATCAAACAGGTATCGAATGCATTGAGGCTATCGCGGCGGCGACAGACAATGGCTTTGAGCACTACTTGCAAGGAAACATCATCAAGTACCTCTGGAGATACAGATACAAAAATGGAATCGAAGATCTCAAAAAAGCACAGTGGTATCTCAACAAACTGATCGAAACACAAGGAGACAAGACATGAGCAACATGTTACCTACCCCGTATCAACAATTTATTCACAAGTCACGCTATGCTCGTTGGCTTGATGATGAAGAGCGTCGTGAAAACTGGGACGAAACTGTAGATCGTTACATAAGATTTATGCAGGATCACGTTTTACTAAAGCATAACTTAAAATTAAAAGATGATACGGTGAATGAGGTGCGTGATGCTATTTTAAATCTTGATGTCATGCCAAGTATGAGAGCAATGATGACTGCTGGTCAGGCGTTATCTCGTGATAATATATGTGGGTATAACTGTAGCTATATTCCTGTTGACAATCCGCGTTCATTTGATGAATGTATGTATATATTAATGTGTGGTACTGGTGTTGGATTTAGTGTGGAGAGAGAAAATGTTGATAGACTTCCTGTCGTTTCTGGGAATTTTGGCGTTTCTAGCATCGTTATAAAAGTAGCAGATAGCAAACCGGGGTGGGCAAAAGCTTTACGTGAATTAATTGCCCTACTGTATGCAGGGCAGGTTCCAACATGGGATGTGTCTGAAATACGCGAAGCTGGTGCACGACTCAAGGTAATGGGGGGTCGTGCAAGTGGACCACAGCCTTTGATTGAACTATTTAATTTCTGTGTTGAAAAGTTTAAAGCAGCATCGGGTCGTAGACTCTACCCTATAGAGTGTCACGACATCATGTGTAAGATTGGTGAGGTTGTGGTAGTGGGTGGCGTTCGTCGTTCTGCTTTGATTAGTCTATCCAACTTGAACGATGATCAGATGGCGCATGCCAAGTCTGGTAAATGGTACGACTACGAACCACAACGAGCTTTGGCAAACAACTCTGTAGCGTACAAGTCAAAGCCTGAGATGGGTACGTTTATGCGTGAGTGGCTTGCACTATATGACAGCAAATCTGGTGAGCGTGGCATGTTCAATCGTGAAGCAGCAGACAAACAGGTTGCTCGTAACGGACGGCGTGAGACAGGACACATGTGGGGCACGAACCCTTGCAGTGAGATAATCTTACGCCCATACGGTTTTTGTAATCTGTCAGAGGTGGTTGTACGTGAAACCGACACGTTAAATAGCTTGAAGCGTAAAGTTCGTGTAGCTACTATCTTAGGCACACTGCAATCTACCCTTGTTGATTTTAAATACTTGAGGAAGATATGGAAGGACAACGCAGAAGAAGAACGTTTGCTAGGCGTATCCTTGACTGGTATCATGGATCATCCCGTGCTTTCAAAGAATGTAGACAGCAAAATTTGGCTAGAAGAAATGAAACAAACCGCAATAGATACAAATCTGAAATTTGCGAACATGCTTGGAATACCTCAGAGTGCAGCAATCACTTGTGTAAAGCCGTCGGGTACTGTGTCTCAACTCGTGGACGCAGCTAGTGGTATTCATGCACGTCACAACGATTACTTCATTCGTACAGTCCGTGGAGATAACAAAGATCCTCTGACACAGTTCTTGATTGAACAGGGTGTGCACAATGAACGTGACATGATGAAGCCCGATAGTGTCACGGTGTTTTCGTTTCCCATGAGATCTCCAGATGGTGCAGTTACACGGACACAAACTACAGCTATAGAACAGCTAGAACTGTGGAAGACCTATGCTGTGAACTGGTGTGAACATAAACCATCAATTACTGTTAGTGTGAAAGAACACGAATGGATGGAAGTTGGGGCATGGGTGTATGAAAACTTTGACGTAGCATCTGGTGTGTCGTTTCTTCCCTACAGTGATCACACGTATCAACAGGCACCTTATCAGGATATAGAACCTGATGAGTACAACGAGTGGAAACAGATGTACAGCACCATAACTATCGACTGGAACAAACTAACAGAGTTTGAAAAGGAAGATAACACGAGTGGATCACGTGAGCTTGCCTGTACTGCTGGTGTCTGTGAAGTAGTGGACTTAAACGCAGCATGAACTGTTGGCACTGTGGATACAACTTGACTTGGGGTGGTGACCATGATACAGAAGATGATCCTGATCATTCTATGGTTACCAACCTTAGTTGTGCTAACTGCGGTTCGTTTGTTTTAGTTTATTTACCGAAGGAAAAAGAAAATGAGTAACACAGAGACTATTACTGTAAATGAAAAGGTGTACAACATTTCAGAACTTAGTAGTGTGCAGAAGGGCATAGTGCATAACTTGAAGGCAATAGAAACCCAGATGGCTATACTACAGTCTTCTAAACTCGTACATGTGAATTTACTTAAAAACTCTGTGAAAGAGTCGGATGATGATACAGATAAAAATAACACCTGAGATTATTGCTCGTGCTAAAAAGAAAGCTGCCACTGTAGGGGTACTACAGGGCAGCATAACAGGTAGTCTATCTAATGTGGTGGGTGCTATAGGCGAGATTATTGTAGAGGACTACACGGGTGGCACGGAAGCCAACAGCAAGGACTTTGATATTTTAGTTGACGAACGGCGTGTGGATGTAAAGACTAAGCGGTGCAATACCACACCTTCACCTAAATATGATTGTTCTGTTGCAGCACACGGAACCAAACAGGATTGCGACAGCTACGTATTTGTTCGCATACTTACCGACCACAGTAAGGCTTGGATTCTTGGTGAGATACCAAAGCCAGAGTTTTACAAGAAAGCGACACGATACAGGACAGGGGACGTTGACCCTTCCAACGGCTTTGTTTTCAAAGCTGACTGTTACAACCTAGCCATACGGGAGCTAGATAGTGTCAAAGAAGCACAGGGCTAATTTATTTCAATTCACGGCATACTTGAATCAGGACGGAAACGTAGAACTGGTGTGGGATGGTGTGCCACCTGAAGAGTTTGAAGCTACCATGAACAAGGGGATGCCAGCGTATGAGGGTTCACATTCTATAGCATCCCTGTTGCGTTATTTGCGTTCTATGGGAGATGAGATGATGGACAAGTCAAGCAGGTATATCTAACGCTTTTTCTTTGTTGCCCCGGCTATGCGATCCGCTTGCGTTGGTTTCGGGTTGTTGTCTATTCCCGCCTTTACACTCAACATACCAAACGATGTTTCTCCACCACCTGCCATCCGCAACTTAGGAGCTTGCATCATCTGAGTCTGCATCTGATTCATCTGTCCAGATGTCATGTTATTTTGCATCATGTTTTGTTGCGGCTGTGTAGCCGACATCGTACCGCCCATGTAAGCTTTCTTACGGGGCTTTTTTGTTGTCGCTTTGCCGCCATACATCATTGGCTTACGGCGGGACATGCCCCCGTACATCATTGCCTTGCGTTGACCGTTATTGTATTGTTTCATTAGTCTTTGTCCCCTTCTGGTGGAGTTGTAATATCAATCATAATCTCTCGTCCTGCTTCACCTAGTTGTCCAAGTTCAGTCACGACAAACGATGTAACCAAGTTATCAAAGGTATCAAGATCTGCCTTTGTCATTTGTTTTGGAAATTTCATTAATTGTAACATGAGATCAGCAGCCTCTTTGTTTCCCGCTGCAAGTTTCATCATGTCCAAACCTGCCTGTGTTGCTAAAGAAACACCTAGTTCAGCAGCTACGTACTGTGGACTAACCATTCCACGAGCAAGGTTGAAACCACGAGATATGAGTTGGTTCACGTTCATAGGACGTATAACGTTTTCAATCTTTGGCACTGCTTCTAACGCACTTGCTTCAACGGCTGCGTTATCACTCAAGTAATCTGCTATCTCTAATAGGTAATTCTGATGATCAGAGTCTATGTATTGTGCAAGTATTTGCTGTACCTTTTCTCTTTCTAGTGCATCGCCTATTCTTTCAGGATTATACATGGCTTGGGTGGTGTACTCTTTACCATTAGACCCTATAGACTTTTTACCCACTACTGGTGCTAAACCTCCGTGATCAAGCATACCGTTTACAATCATGTAAGTTATGCCTCTGTCTAGTGCTTCTTCTGTACCATAGACTTTGCCATCTACTGTAAACGAATCTCCAAGTTTTGCTCTAACTGAATTACGAACTCTGTCTATTCCATCTATTGTACCATTGATAACATACTTTTCAAAAAACGCACGAGGACTATCCGCACCGGATGCTTTAGTTATTGCGCTTACAGCTTCGTCTCGCACACCCATGTCACTAGTTATTTTTATCAAAGAAGCGTCTAGGTCACTAACTACACGAGTTCTATACTTATCCATGTTAGCAGCCATTTCGTTGCTTTCACGGACAAGTTTTTCAATGCCTCGCTCTTCAGCTATCATTTTGTCAAAGTCAACTAACTTAACTTTCCTATTTACACCGTCTGCTCCTTTTACATTTACAGTCATTATTTCCTGTACTTGAGCTACGTTGTCTATCTTGACAAAGTTGTATCCCCCACCCTTGAGAGCATCGATGTCTAAATCTGAACGTTCACCAAGTTGTTTTGCAACTCCTCTACCCCACTTTGCATACACCAACTCTGTCAAATGTGCACTTAACAAATTGAAGTCAGCCAAATTGTCTTTATTAGTAAGATCAAAAGCTTCACCTATTGGGTTCTCACTAAAGTCGGATTTTATTTTTCCAACAACTCTAATTAATTCTGTTACGGCATCGTCGTCCCCAGCAAATGCTTTATTCAAATTTTTAGGGATTCCATCAAACGCACTTAATGGGTCTACACCCTTGTAAGCGATTCTGAACATTCTATCCGTTATCATTTCTTCTGGAACTTGTTCACCAATAGCTAAATCATCAAAGAAGAATGACTCTCCGGGTTCATCCATCTTACCCACTACACTAACGGGACCATTTTGGGACTTTTGTAGTTTCCCAAGTGGTCCGTCCATACGTAACTTGTCAAACCATTCCATCTGATAAATTTGCCGTGCCTCTTTCCATTCTTGGAATAATTCAGGTGCTTGTTCTTTTACAGTATCTGCAACTGAATCAGAGTAATCAAAATAACGAGAGGCAAGCGCATCATCTCCTGTGCGAACAGCGTAGTCACGGAATGCAGAATATACATCCATTACTTCACCGGGAGTAGAAAGAAACGGCGGTGCTTCACCCCGTTCCATGTAGAATAACATGATGTCTAACGGACGAGGATTATCCCCCAGAAATGTGGATGTGCCATCTGCAAGCTTTCCGTCTGGGTTCGTAGCCAACCTGTATAAGTCATCATATCCAGATCCTTCAAGACCCTCTAGTGAACGAACCGCCATTCTGTTAGCCACTGTATACATGCGCTTACCCAGAGTGCCCTTAAAAAAACGAGAGTTCTTTGAAAAGAAACGTGCCAAGTTTTGGTCTGCTTCAGGAGCAAAGCTCATCAACTCTGTAATCATTTTACTTATATCAATGGTCGTACCTGTTTCTCTTGCTGTCTTATCTAGCTTTATGAAACCACGCTTTGCACGTTTACGCATACGAGTGAACTTGTTAGTCACCATCATTTCTAAACTACGGGCAGTTTGTTTTGTATGAGCTACCTCATTGTTGCGTAATAAAGCTATGTTTTCTGCACGAACGGCAAGGGCTTGTTGGTTTTCTGCAAACTGTTTGTTTATAAGAGCTAACTGATCCATGTCAGGGTTTATGCTTAGTTGCAATTCAAACTCTATGTCATCTAAGCTTTCAATTACGCTAGGGGGTAATTCTGTTTCTGGGTTAGAAAGTATTGCTTTTCTAAAATCTGTTATTTGTTTTGTTAATAGTGCCCTGTCTGTGCCCAACTGTATATCATTCTGTCTAATTCCAGCTTCTAAACTATCTAAATACCTGTTCATTTCTCCCGGATCTTCTAAGTCTGTCCGGTTTGCAATTTTTGCACGAAGCTGATCTACTAAACGACGTGTTCTTGTAGATTGTTGTGCAATCAATCTCTGTGCTTCTATCTGTTCTTTTATACTTTTTTCAGATCCAATACTACGTGCATCTACTTTGAATCCGGCAAGTTTGTTTGCAGACTGTAGCCAGCCTATGTTGCTTGTTATAGCCAAACTTTCTTGCAACAATTCCCTAATTTCTTCTTGTTCCTCTGGAGGAAATGCATTTACAATACTAGATAATCTCTCCTTATGTTTTTCCATAGAAGAAACAACCTGCTCTAGTCCATCGTCATCTAATGCTCCAGAAACCTTACCAACTACATTTAAGGCAATAAGAGCTTCTCCAGATAAGTCGTTGCCTGTTGCAGCCTTGTAGGCTTTATTAAATTCATTAATACTGTTGTCTTTTAAATATCCTTTTAAAACATTTCTACCAACAAAAGGTATCAATCTACTTACTTCACCTACAGCTTCAACCATAGCTAAACTTTTGTTAACGAGATCTCCACCCTGTTGGTTTACCCAGTAGGCTCCCTTGCCCAAACCTGACACTGTTCCTCTACCTACAATCATATAGCCTAAAGCTGACATCCCCTCTGCTGCTAAACGATCTCCTCCAAAAAATTCGCGAAAAGGCTCAAAGTCACCCCCAAAGTACATGGCTGCAGACAGGGGAGCCGCTTCAATAAAGTTTTCTTTTACATTAGGTATAAAACGCCCTGTAAGATAAGTCTTCACGGTCATACCAACTAGCCGTTGTTTCTCAGCTTCCATAGCGCGGTACTCTGCAGATTTTAAATTACCACCTGCTGTACGAAACTCTGCCATTCTTTTGGATAGATCATTTCTTTCATTTACTATCCGCTTCATATTACCCTGCACACGATCCATGCCCATAGCGTACAGAATGGCTTTCTCGTTGAACTTGTCTATGTCCCCCTCTAATTTGAAAGCACGACCAGCTTGAAAGGGTGTCATTCTTGCGTACTTAGCTGCTCTTTTTATATCTGCATCAGAAGCGTCAGGGAGTTCTGCTTTTCTAACTAATTCAGAAACCCTGTCTGTTATAGTTTTAACTTCTTTGTTTCCTATTGCTTGTTTTGCTTTACCAACACCAAGCATCATTGTAAAAGCTTCAGCCAAAACCAACCCATATTGAGCCTTACCAGATAACTGATCAATAGACTCATTCAACAGTGTCTGCGCCATATCTTCGTTTATGAATTGGGTTTTTACATCCACCTGTTCACCAGACGGAGTTGTTATTTTTGATTCGGTTAGTCTTTTAAAAGTAGCCTCATCAATTTCTTTTGCCTTTAGTTGCCTTTGTAAGTCTGTTACTACCATCTCGTTCATCACGACAGATAGTTGTTTTACACCTACGTTGTCCTTCAGGAAGTTCTTCCACCAGTTTGATGCAGCAGTTCGTTGCTCAGAAGTATCTTCCCACTGCTGCATGAAGCCTCTTGTTTCAGCAAAAGGATTTACAAAAGAAGTTGCTGTTGCTGCTGCTGCTTGTGCTGCGTGTATACCATAATTTAGAATTAAATCTGGCGCATATATTGTGCTGCCCCTAATGATACCTTCGTCGAGCTTTTCAACTAGGTTATCCCAAAAACTTCCTGTCGATATATTTCGCACAAAGATGTTTTCTATAATTTTTTGATCGTCTTCTGGAAGCCCTAGCTTTTCACCGAATGCACCATTGACAACTTGTGCAATAGCTTTCTTGCCTTCAAATACATTTTGTTGGGCAGATAGTTCTTTTGGATCTCTTTGAGCAGACTCTGTGGGGGCAAATACAAACTCGCCTTCTCCGACTTGTTGTCCGAATGGAATACCAGTGCCGGGTTTTTGTTGCTGCATATTATATAGTTCATAGGCGTTATTCAAACGTTCGTTTGCACGTTGTTTGTTTTCAGCAGACACAGAATCCATGTCTATCATTTCAAGAGAGTTTTGTAAAACTCCCTCTGGTATTTTTGCTACTGTAGGTATTTGACCAGATCTGATTCTTTCTCGAAACTCATCCATAGACAAGGGTTGAGTTTGTTGTTCCATGCTTTGTTGTGCAGCTTCTCCGGTAGACTTTACTTGTCCATCTGATGAAACGAACTTCTCATCCATCCCAGTAGCTTCATCTTTTGTTATGCCACCACCAGTGATTGCAGATATACCAGAACGAACTCCTTCAGCAACTTCTGGAACAGGGTTAGGTATTGAAAACGGTAAACCCAAACGTTCTTTTGATTCGTCTATCTTTTGTTCTACTGCTTCCATTATAATTGGGTTCCTTGATTCTTAAAAGCTTCTATTTCTGCTGCTGTTGCAGGAAGACCTGTTGCTTGATTGATTATTTTTCCACTGGGAGTTTTTACAATGTTACTAATATCAACGGGCGTGGCTTGTTTGGTTGACGCAGTTGGAACGGTGCTGTTTCTGAGTAGGTAGTCTGCAGCAATGGTGCCATCAATGATTTGATAATCCCTTTCTGTAGCCATCTTTTGACTTTCGCCTAATCTTACAAGCACTTTGTACTGTTCAGCTTTTGTGCTAAACTCCTTTTTTGCAACTACTATAGCTGCTAAAGCTTGATTAACAGTTTGGAAGGGAGTTCCTAGCTTTCTAAGCTGCTGTTCAATATCTTGGTTCGATAAACGACCTGATGGATCTGCTGCTCGTGCCATTTCAAATGCTAGGGATATACGCATGGCTTCTAATTTAGCTGCGTTAACTCCACCCGTTTTACTTGCAGCTTCTACTTTAGCATTTAAATATTTCCCATATTCAGCAGTTAAATTTTCTTTATCATTGACATTCAACCCATCTCCTTCGGTTGGACTGATTCCCAAGTCTTTCAACATACCCCCAAACAAACCCTCTTCAGGATCAAATATAGCATACAATCTTCCTTTAAATGCATCGTATGCAGCAGGAGCATCTAATCCCTTTATTTCTGTTTCTAACTCTGTAATTCTTGTAAAGGTGCTTTCCAAAGCAGTTTGTGCATCCTTAAAATCTTTAAATGAGATTTGATCTGATTTGTTTTCCCCGTACACACGTCGTAGAATATAGTCTTGTATTCTTTCCTGACGTTGTTTTCTCCTCGTTCCCCACGTTCTAGGTTCACTAGGTTTCTTTGGTCCTTGCATATAAGGAGCAAGAGCATATGCAAAAGCTTGCAAGTCTGTAGCCCCAGATGCTTTAGCCTTTTTTACTATGCCCTTTATTGCTTGTTCAGGTAACATGTAAAGACTTTCATCAGGATCTAAATTAGCAACGTTTGTTACATTCGCTCCTAAGTAAACAGATGTATCAAAAGCCTGTCTTTGGTCTTCTGGATCTATGTCAGGTATATCCATAAATCCTGTTTGCCAATATGCATACGCTGTAATAGGATCTATCCCTAATCCATCAGCTATCATTTGTAGAGCTTCTTTATCACTCTTATTGGTATATGTAATAATATCAGGAGAAGAAGTAGACGTTGGCATACCTATGGTATCTGGCATAACTCCAGTGTTATTCTTATGATCTTCGGCTATGGGCATCACTACTTGTTCAATTCTACCAATGTTCATCCCTGTGTTTGTTGTACTAGGGGGTGGCCCACTTTTAAATCTGTTATCGTAGTAGTCGTCCAGCTTATATAAGCCCCTAAACATATCACTATCTTCTGCACCCGCCACATCCAGTTTATATTCGTTTTGACCAGCCGCCGCTGCTTGTACAAGTGCTCCTCTAGCAGCACCCATGCTAGAATAGAAATTGACAAACTCTTGATTTGTTAACTTATCTAATCTAGTGGCATAATCACTACTATTAGCAAATCCAGATACTTCGGAAAGATACGCCCTACCCAACTTAGCATCTATACCTTTGGATATATCTG